CCCCAGTTTTGAAAACGCAACGGGTGATTTTTCGAAATTCAGGGACCTTTGAAAATGCCATACAGTTGCCCTGGGGGGCATATTTGATAAAAAATAAGTTACCGCAATGACTGATAGAAAGAAAACAGGTCCGAAAGTGACCGACATGGACCAGACGCGCACGGCTGCTTACCGGCGTCTCGGCATCGGTGGCAGGACGATCTACCGGGCGAGATGCAAGGAACTGCTCGACCAGGGGGATCTCTATTTCTGCGACCTGACCGAGTTGGCGCATTACGCGAAATCCTGCGAGTTGTACCTACGCTTCGACCGCCAGCTCACGGCGGACGGCGACTTCCTGACGTACATCGACAGGATGGGGAACGAGAGGCTGTACCCGCACCCGGCCATCAAGGCGTGCCGGGATGCGCTGTCGGACATCCTGTCCATAGGTGCGCACTTCGGCTTCACTCGATGGAGCCGCAAGCGCCTGGAGGCGGAAATCGAGGAAGCGGAGGATCCGGTGGACGCCATCATGAAACTCGTGAGGAATGACGGCGCAAGACCTCGGAAGGCAAATTGACGCCTACCCCTCGGGGGTGCGGTCGGGGGAAATCCCGTCCTGCGAGTTCATCAGGCTCGCAGTGGGCCGGTATTACACGGATTTCGACAGGAAGGACATCTACTTCGACATCCAGCCCGTGCTCCTCTTCTGCGTCTTCACGGAGCAGCTGAAGCATTTCAAGGGGGACCTCGCGGGGCTCGCCATCGACCTGGAGCCCTGGCAGATCTGGTTCGTCGCCAACGTCCTCGGATGGAAGGTCAGGGCCACCGGGAAGCGGCGCTTCATGTACGCGGACCTGCTCGTGCCCCGCAAGAACGGCAAGACCACCCTCGCCGCCATACTCGCCCTCTTCCTCCTGTTCCTGGACGGGGAGCCGGGCGCCGAGGTCTACACCGCAGCCGTGGACAAGGCCCAGGCGAAGATATGCTTCGACGCGGCGAAGGTGCTCATTCAGGACAGCCCGTTCAGCAAGGTGATGACCGTCCACCGGGGGGATGTCCAGTACGAGAAGACGCACTCCATCCTGATGCCCCTGTCCAAGGACACGAAGAACAAGGACGGTCTCAACCCCCACGGCGCCATCTGCGACGAGCGCCACGCCTGGACATCCAACGAGATCTACGACGTCATCAAGACCGGCATGGGCGCCCGGTCCCAGCCCCTCGTCATATCCATCTCCACTGCCGGTCTCGACACGTCGCTCCCGTACTACGAGGACATCCAGACATACAAGGACGTCCTCCGGGGCATCAAGGAGATGGACAACCGCTTCATCATGCTCTTCCTGCCCGACGAGGGGGACCGCTGGGACGACCCCGACGTCTGGCGTAAGCTCAATCCGAACTACGGCGTGTCCGTGTCGGAGAGTTACATGGCCGGCGAGGCGGAGGAGGCCCGCATCAAGGGCGGCAGCACCCTCGTCTCCTTCTTGGTGAAACATCTGAACATGTGGGTCGACGCCCCGACCGTCTGGATACCCGACGACCAGTACATGGCCAACAACGCTGATTTTGACGCGAAACTCCTGAAGGGGGAGGACTGCTACGTCGGGATGGACCTTGCGTCGAAGGGGGACATCACCTGCACGGCGCTTTTCTTCCCGAAGTTCCGGGTCGTCAGGCTCATCTCCGTAGTGCCGGAGGCGAAGGTACGGGAGAAGGAGGACAGGGTCGACTACCGGCGCTGGGAGGAGCAGGGGTGGCTGACGGTCACTCCGGGCAACGTCCTGGACGAGGACTGGTACGTCACGATGATCCTTGGGGAACTGTCGCAGTACAAGGTGCGCTGCATCGCGTACGACCCCTGGGGGATGTGGGACATCGTCCCGAAACTCTCGCGCTATGAGCGTGAACTGATGGCCTACCAGCAGAATATCCGGTACATGTCCGTCCCGACGAAGTACCTGGAGTCGGAGGTCCGCAAGGGGACGCTCAACTTCCTGAACAATCCCGTCATGCGCTGGATGATGGGGAACGTCTCCATCTACACGGATCCCAACGCGAACATCAAACTCGACAAGGCCAAGTCCAGGAACAAGATTGACGGCGTGGTCGCCACCGTGGACGCCATCGGGGGATGGCTGACGAAGACGGCGGACAACAAGCAGCCGTATTCCCATCACACACTCCGGACCATCAAGCTATGATCTACGTCCACCGCCTCGTCACCGACTCCGGTTTCATCGCGGAGTTCTGGCGCCGCCTCGCGGAGATGCGGGCCGCGGATCCGGACGTCACTCAGGAGGCGGTGTTCGAATCCCTGAACGAGGAATACAGGGCGGTCTTCGGTGAGGACCGCTATAAGAGTTTCGACGCCTTCCGCAAGCGCCGGGACCGCTGCGTCTCCAAATGATAACATTATCATTTAAAAGGATATTATCAAACGGACAAATGTCCAGCGGTTTTTTAAGTGACTTTGCTACCATTGCAGTGCAATGGGAAAAAGTTCACACAATCGTCAAGGGTTCAAGGCAAGGCTGCGGAGCTGGTTGCTGGGTCCCATCAACCAGTTCGGCAGCTACGCCGGAATCTACAACAACGGCATCGACGCCGGTGTCACCGTCAACGGGGACACTGCCCTGAGATACACCGCGGTCTACGCCGCTATCAAACTTCTTTCCGAGAACATCGCCGGACTCCCCAAGGAGGTCATGGTCAAGACCGACGACGGTGGGTTCCTTCCCGCGACGGGGCATCCCGCATTCAGGCTCCTATCCGGAGATCCCAACCCGTACACCGACAGTTTCACATTCTGGTTCACCATCATCGCCTGGCTCGAGGGCAAGGGCAACGCCTTCGCCGTCATCAGGCACGAGAAGGGGCGCCCCGTGGCGCTCCATCAGGTGAACCCCGACTGGGTGAAGGTGCTGTTCGTGGAAGGCGAGAAGATGTACTCCGTGAAGTCCATGGACCCGGACTTCGCCTTCCTCGACGGCATATACCTCGAGCACGAGATGCTGCACTTCATGCTCTTCACGCTCGACGGGCTCGTCGGCGTGGACCCGATCTCCTACAACGCCGCGGCCATCGGAGAGGGCATCGCCGCCCAGAAGTTCACCTCGGACTTCTACCGCACCGGCGGGGCCATCAAGGGCGTCCTCGAGACCGAGCAGGCCCTTGGCGACGACGACTACGAGAAGTTTATGAAACACTACGAGCAGAGCGCAGGGAACTTCAGGACCCCTTTGCTTGAGTACGGCTTCAAGTACAAGTCCATCAACCTGTCCCCGGAGGCCGCGCAGCTCCTGCAGTCGAAGACGTTCACCATCGACGACATCGCCAGGATCTTCTGCATCCCGCCGCACATGCTCGCGGAACTCTCGCACGCCACCTTCAGCAACATCGAGCAGCAGAACATCTTCTTCGGCGAGTATTCGCTGAGGCCCATCTGCAAGCGCCTCGAGAAGCAGCTGGAAAGGAAACTCTTCCTGGAGGCGGAGGTCGAGCAGTACCACGTCAAGTTCGACCTGAACGGCCTGATGCGCGGAGACGCGTCCGCGAGGGCCGTCTACTACGAGAAGGGCATCAACGCCGGCTGGATGACGCCCAACGAGGCCCGCGAGTACGAGGGCCTGAGGCGCCTGCCCGGGCTGGATGAGCCGCGCATACCACTGAACTACACGACCGTCGGCGATGCCGGCGAAAACAAGGAATAGACATGAAACTCTACCGGAACAACATCGCGCAGATCGGTACGCCCGTCAAGGGAGAGGTCACCGACTCCACCATCGCCGTGACCGGAAAGGTGGCCTGGTACAAGGACAACGCCACCTGGGGCGTGGCGTACAGGAAGTCCGGCGCATCCAGCTGGACGCACAAGTCGTCCACCACGCAGGACATCTCCAAGACGCTCACCTCGCTGGATGCCGAGACGGCGTACGACATCAAGCTCTACGTCAAGTTCAACGGCGCCTACCAGTACGGCCCGGCCATCGAGGTGACCACCGAGGCGGCGCCCGTGGATCCTGCCCCCGACCCCGAGAACACTTAATCCGCAAGGCTATGGCAGAAGAGAGAATTATCCGCCGGTGGCAGGAGGCCCCGGTCATCAGGAAGATAGACGAGGAGAAACGCACCGTCGAGTTCGTCGCAAGCGACAGCAGCGTCGATTCTTACCACACGGTCCTGCCCGTCGACAAGTGGGACCTGTCCCGCTACGAGAAGAACGGCATCGTGGGATACATGCACGACGTCTACGGCGAGTCTTGGACGAAGTCCGCGGATCCGGACGACGTCATCGGCAAGGGCGTCGCCTTCGTCGAGGACGATAAACTCATCGTCCGCATCACCTTCGAACCCAAGGACCTCAATGAACGGGCAGACAAAATTTTCCGCAAGGTCATGTTCGGAACCTTGAATGCCGTCTCCGTCGGCTTCCGCGCCACGAAGAAGGGCCACATGGGTGACGAGGAGAGGGGAGAGGACCCCGATGTCTACTACTACGGCGGCATGGAGCTCCTCGAGGTCTCCGTCGTGAACATCCCGTCCAACGCCAACGCCCTGAAGCGCTCCATAGAGCTGGAGCAGGCTTCCTGGGACATCGAGAAGAAAGAAATCGACCCGGCTCCGGGGGTCAAGCAGACCATCGGGGAAGAGTCCGATGAAACCATAGTACAAATCGCCAGGGCACGCGCCCTTTTGGCAAAAAACCACTGATCCAATGAGAAAATCCACAGAGATTTCCGCTGAGCTCGACACCAAGCTGGCCGAGCTTCAGGCTTGCCAGGATCCCGCCCAGCGCAAGGCCCTGGCCGGCAAGGTCGAAGAGCTCACCCATGAGCTCCAGGATGCTCAGATTGACGAGGCCGCAAGGCGTGCCCTCGCCAACCAGAGGGTCCTTTCCCCCAACGAGAAGAAGGAGCTCAAGCGCTTCTCCATCTCCAAGTTCCTCCGTCAGGCCGTCCCCGGAGCCGTCATGGACGGCATCGAGGCCGAGATGGAAGCGGAGGGCAGGAAAGAGTTCGAGCGCTCCATCCCCGGAGCCGCCGAGGGCAAGTTCCTCCCTTCCTTCCTCCTCCGTGACGTCACGTTCTACGACACCAACGCCACCGAGTCCGACTACGGCAAGGCTTTCGTGGAGCAGACCCGTCTGACCTACGTCGACGCCCTCCGCAACGCGATGCTCGGCACCAAGCTCGGCGTCCGCTACCTGAACGGGCTCGTCGGCAACCTCGGCCTCGTCAAGGGTGGCGGTGCCACCGCTTCCTGGTACGCTGAGGGTGCATCTGCGAGCAAGAGCAAGCCGACCTACGCCAAGGCGACGATGTCGCCCAAGCGCCTGCAGGTCATCCAGGGCGTCACCTACGACCTCCTTCACCAGTCCAGCCTCGCCGTCGACCGTTTGATCATGGGCGACCTGACCAAGGCCCATGCCGGCGCCCTTGACGCCGCCATCTTCGCCGGCTCCGGCTCCAGCGGCCAGCCTACCGGCGTCCTCGCCGCCTCCGGCGTGAACGACATCACCATCGATACCAACGGCGGCCCGCTCACCTACAACCTCCTTGTCCAGATGGAGACCGAGGTGGCGGCCGACAACGCACTCCTCGGCTCCCTCGCCTACGTGTCCAACGCGAAGGTCCAGGGCAATCTCAAGACCATTCCTCAGATCGCCGGCTATCCGGTCTATCTGATGAACGACGGCAAGGTGAACGGCTATCCGTTCCTCATGACCAACGCCATCCCGAGCAACCTCACCAAGGGCTCCTCGGAGAATGTCTGCTCCGCCATCCTCTTCGGCGCCTGGGACGAGATCCTGGTCGGCGGATGGGGCGGTCTCCAGTTCATCGTGGATCCTTTCTCCGCGAAGGAGGACGGCGTGCTCGAAATCAGCGCCGCCGCCTACCACGACGTCCTCGTGCGTCGTCCCGAGGCGTTCTGCAAGATTGACGAGGTTACTACCACTTAAACACCCGGACCATGACTGAGAGGACTCCCGTAACGATGAATGCGAACCAGCTTTTTGACGAGTTCAAGAAGCATATCCGCATGACGTCTGATGACCTTGACGCCGACCTCCGCCAGAAACTCATGGCGGCGGTCCAGGCGGCTGAGCATCACATCGGGAAGACCATCCTTCAGTCGGAGTTCGTCGTGAATAAGCCTTTCGCCCGCGCATTCATACTCAAGGTCCCGGTCAAATCCGTCCAGGGCCTTGAGGTGGATGGCCGCGCGGTCGATGATTATCAGGTTGTCGGACGTGTCATGTCCGTCAGCCCGGATGTCACCGGGGAGCGCATGACCGTCTCTTATGTGGCGGGCTACGACAACATCCCCTTTGACATGAAGGCTGCGATTTTCATGCACGCTGCCACGCTTTTCAATAACCCGACGGACAGCGTCGAGACGCTTGCCAAGGCGTCGAAGAACCTGCTCCGCCCTTACCGCAGCTGGGGACTCGACGATGGAGAACAGGATTAACATCGGCGAGCTCGACACCCTCGTGACGCTCTTCTCGCCCGTGGCCGGCATCGGCACGCAGGGCGAGAAGACGTTTACTTACAAGGCCTTCCGTGATGTGTTCGCAAAGATTGACGGGAACAATGACGAGGTCATTAATTACTCCAATCTTGAAAGCGAGCAAAACAAGGTGCTTACGGTTTACAAGGTCCCGGAGATGACCACTCGCTGGCGGGTGCAGATCTCTGGCCAGATGTATGAGATATCTTCCATAGACCCTATCTCCAGGGTATCTCCTCTTTGCTTGTTAACTATTCATAGCATTGACTGATAATGGCTGACAGCATAAGAATAGAAGGGCTCAAGGAAATGCAAAAATCCCTTGAAATGACCTATAAGGAGATGGAAGACATCGTCGTAAAGGCCATGAGAAGCGCAGCTCGGCCAGTAGCCCGGCAGGTAAAGTCAAGGCTTGGAAGCGAGGATTTTCGTTTCTTGGTCAAGTCCAAAGTCATAAGGGGGCGCAAGACCAGGTCGGGGTATCCTACGGCAGTCATAGGCATGTTCAAGTCAAAGGTGAGGAAAAGCGACGATGACAGAACAATCCCCAACTGGTTCAAAGCGTACTGGAAAAACTATGGTACGTTGTCAAGAAGATCTCCTTCCCATCAGTTCGTGAAGCCAATTAAGCCTAAGAGCCGCGGGAAGCAGGGGGGCGTAATGCCAAGAAATTTCTTTGACCAGGCGCTGAACAGCGTCGACTGGCAGTCGAAAGTCCGGAGCGGGTTCAAAAAGAATCTGATAAAGCAGTTGGACAAGATGAAGCAGAAGGCAATATGACAGAGGGGATCGCAACACGGCTTGTCGGTGCTTGCAAGAGCACAGTAAACTTCTACTTGTCCGAAGCGGAAGCGGATAAGTACCCGTACGCCGTCTATGACGCGGATTATACACCATCGTCGACTAAGGACGGTGTCTACAAGATAACCGGAAACGTCAACGTCAGGGTTTATTCCGAGACCTTTTCCGAGGCAGATACTATTGCTGAATCCCTTCGGACGATAATTGGGACGACGATGAACACTGAGGGTTTCACGGTCAAGGAGGATGCGTCGTCCAAGAACTGCACGGAGGGGGTTTGGGTAATCAACTTACACTACATCATAACTCAAAGATAAAATGGCGACTCTTTGCTATAACATAAGGCTCCAGTTGGGAGAGAAGACACTGATAGGCGTCACTCAGGACGACCTGAGCGTGTCTGCAATCACTAAGGAGTCCATTACAAAAGACGATAACGGCGTCAAGCAGAAGGCCATTACAGGCCATGACGTCACCTTTAAGGTAGCCGGCATCATTGATATGACCGGTGGTTCATCCTCCGTCCTCGATAACGACGATCTCATCGACATGGCCCAGGAGACCGGAGCGTCGGCAGAATTAGATCTGACTTATCTTAGGAGCGACGGAGCAACTTATGAGGGCGTAGCAGTCATCACCGGGTACAGCGAGTCATCTCCGGCGGATCCGGACAGTGACGCCACATACAGCCTTGACCTCAAGGTAATAGGCGACCTCACCATCGTTTCACAGTCAAACGGATAATACTATGGCAGCAGAACCTGGATACAACATTTGCCTTAAGTACGGCGGAAAAACATTCGTCGGCGTTACTCAGGACGACCTGAGCATCAGCGCCAACATGAAGGACTCGGCGACGAAGGATGATGCCGGGGTGAAGCGCAGCGTCGTGACTTCGCATACCATTACTTTCAAAGTGGCTGGTATCGTGGAGATGACGGGCAGCGTCGCGACTCGTCTTTACAACAACGACATCATCGCCATGGCTTTGACGAAGAATACGTACAGCATCACGTACTATCGCGGAAGCGGAGCATCAAAGACTGGCATGGCCATCGTGACCGGGTACAGCGAGTCATCTCCGGCGGATCCGGACAGCGATACGACCTACAGCCTCGATTTCGAGGTCATCGGAAGCCTGTCTTAGTTATGGATACGATTTCTATTGCAGGAAAGGAGTACCGAGTCGAGGTTAACTGGCGTTCCATTCTGGCCTTCATGTCCCTCAAAGACACGGACAGCATGGAATGCCTGGCCTCGTTGTCGGTCCCGGATTGGGTCGACCTCATGTGCATGTGCATCATCGAGGGGGAACGTCTGAACGGAAACGACGTCTCTAAGACGATAGGGGACGAGGTTTTCAGGCTTCGTCCTGCAGAAGTGGTAGAGGCCATCACGACTTTTACACGCATCTATAGCGAGCAGAGCACCGCAAAATTGCCTGAAGAGCCAAAAAAAGACTGACGTCCGATAAGTCTTCCTACCCGACTATCGGGCAGATACGAGGGTGGGCCTTTGGTCTGTTGCACCTTTCGCGCAGGGATTTCTACGAGATGACGCAGGCCGAGTTCTGGGAGGCCATGCACGCTTTCCGCGAAGAGTCGGAAGCTAACAGGCGGCATTTGGGCGAACTGGCCAGAGGACTGGCTGTCCGTATTATAAATCTCTTCGTCAAAAAGGGGGCCCAGTACAAGGATGCTTCAAAGCTGTGGGCTATGCCCTGGGATAGGCAGGAGAGCCTGTCCGATACGGTCAGGGAATTGGACGCTCTGACTGATGCTG